ATGGAAAATTGTGAAAATCAAATTGTTTTATTTGAATCCTCGGATAAAGTTGTCACTCTTGATGTTACTGTTGACAAAGACACCGTCTGGCTTACACAGTTACAAATGGTCATGCTGTTTGATGTGGAGAGAAGTGTTATTAGTAAGCATATAAGTAATGTTTTCAAGGAAAAAGAGGCTGACGAAAAAAGCAATGTGCATTTTTTGCACATTGCAAATTCTGATAAGCCGGTCAAACAGTATAGAGCGCGGAAGCGGAGTAACGGCAGAAATCTACACTCATACGCCGAATGAACAGCTGCAGCTTGATATTCAGCGGCACAACAGCCAATATATGCCGATACCGATTCATGTCTTTACACATTCGCACGACCGTTTTCTGTGTATTGACGATACCGTCTATCACATCGGAGCTTCACTGAAAGACTTGGGCAAAAAGTGGTTCGCCTTCAGCCGGATGGAAATCAATACTGAATCTTTGCTGGAAAAAATGTGAAGTTTTTTGTCGGAGCGCGGGCGGATCGCCTGCAACAAAATCAACTCTTTGTTTTGTGAAAGTGTGCATTAATCAGCTATAACGCCGCGCGCAGTTTGGCACAATTCGACGCGCAGTTTGGCACAAAACTCAAAAAAACAGCGAAAAACTGGCACAAAATTAAAAAACAACTATCTTTTTTGTGTGTGAAGGAGGGAAAAATGATCTCTAAAGAATATCCGATAGTAACTATCAAATTCGGATCAGTAAACATAGAGCTGCGCGTGGATGACGGCAACGCACTGCACGTCGATCGTTGCGACGGAATCGAAAATTTGGACTATGATGACTTTGAAAAACTGATGCAAAACGCTATGAGCGTAATTAATACCTACCGCCTCGCAATCGGACTCAAGTGACCGTTGCTTTCAGAATAACGTTTCCTGAATTTCCTCGTCGAAATTCCAAACCAGAAGTTCTCCGAAATCTTTTGCATTCCGGTTGTTCAGCGAACAGCGTCTGCTGAATGTTTTCTGCTGAAAATCCTTATACAATTCACAGATTTCAGGGCAATCGTTGTAACTCAGTATCCACCGTGCCTTGCTCTTCTTCAGCAGTCCGGCCAACTGCTCGTGATCGAAGCTCCCGGTTTGGTAGTAGTGTTCCGTCTCGAAATACGGCGGATCGAGGTAAAAAAACGTGTCCGGCTTATTGTATCTCTCCAATAATATTGAATAATCGAGACATTCGATGTTAGTTTTCTGCAGTCGTTTCGAGATTGCAATGATCCTGGACTGGATATTTTCGACCGTGCTCAGATTTCCCGGCGCATAGCTCGGATTGACGATTCTTGCCCCAAAACAGAAATTTAGCAGATATAAAGTTCTAAATGCTTGAAAATATTGATGATTTTCTTGGGGGGGGGGTAAATTCCCGCATCCTGTTAAAAAAGGACCTGGAACTGAAAACGAAGTTGAATTCCCGCGCAAATTCCTCTCCGCGCTCTTTCACGATCCGGTAGAGATTGATTATCTCATCGTTGATATCATTGATAATTTCGCAAGGAGCCCATTTCTCGCGGGCAAAATAAATAGCCCCGCCGCCGAAGAACGGTTCGACATAAGTCGAAATGTCGCCCGGAATCATCGGCACTATGTGCGGCCTGAGTGCTTTCTTTCCGCCGATATAAGGAAAGAGGTGATCGATCGGAATAATTTTGACCATATCACCTCCTACGAGTGCAGCTGCGCGATTTTTGCCAGAATCATTCCGTCCATCTCAGCCGCCTCGATCGCCTGTGTCCCGGCGTAAGCTATCGCGGCAATATGAGCCTGTTCGAGCTGAGCCAGCGTAGCCAAACCCGCACCGTTAGTATAAAGTGTAACCGCCTCGACATTGGAAAAGCGGATCGGAACAGTAATGATTTCAAGCACCGCAGCATGCTCGTATTCTTGGGGAATATAAATTTCCGGGTGTTTCTCGATCCAGATCATGACGGCATGGCTGAAGTCTCCGGGATAACTCGGATCTTCGGCAAAAAGAGCAATCTCACCGGCACTCCAGCCTCTGCTGTTCACAAAACCAGGAACAGGACTCGGAGAATCCGGATCGAAAACAGCCTCAACGCGCACGATGTCTCTCGAATCCTCTTCGATGTATGTGCGCTGCACACTGCCTATATAGCGCACGTCGGACATTCCCGTTTCAGTTCCGTCGTATTCGTAGCTCTCTGCCGGAGCGGTTCCTACGCCGATCCACTTGATATAGACCTTTTTCGAGTGATCGTTCAGCCACTCGGCCAGCATGTTTCTACCAGCATCCGTAAACATCTAAACCTCCATTTCTTCAACAGTTTCATAAATAATGTTGCGATCCCAGCGGACAGCCGCTGCGACAAAAAGCCGCCTCGGACGCTCGGAATCGACCGTATCGAACACAATTTCGCGATCCCACCTTGAGGCCGCCGCAACTCCGAAAAGCTGCTTCGGCAGCACATAGTTCGCTATCTCCTGGCATACAGCCCTCTTATATCTCTTGATCAGACCGGCTATGACCGGCATTTCTATCCTGCCTACAGGTGCAGGATATTCAACGACAAAAGCGTAAGGATAGTCATCCTTCAGCTCCGGCACTTCAAACCATTCCTTAATCCTGATATCAGTCCTGCCCGTTCTTTTCAGCACATCGTCAAGTACGCCGCGAGTCCCTTTTTTCCTGTGCAGAATGAACGCTCCGCTGATCAGATCCCTCCGTCTTTTCATGCAGCCGGCATCCTCTTTCAGGTCGTTAAGAGAGGCGTTCCAGTATTCAAGCTGATCGACATTCAGATCTTTGGCCAGTTCCGGCACAGCACCAGGGATCGGCGAACCGAAATTGTCGTTGATGCAGTAAATCAGAGCCTTTTTCGTCTCTGCCTGAATCAGATCCAGTTCTTTCATCGCTGCGCGGTAAAGAGCCCGCAGCTTTTCATTCGTGATCGAAGAGGGCAGTTGGCTTCTATTCACGCTCATTGCTTACACCCTTGATCTGAACTTCAGCCTCTGCCGAAATAAATTCATTGTAAGCGGCTTCCACATCACCTTCAAGACCGGTGATTTCAACCTTATAGACTCCCGGCACCGCCTGACATACGCCGATGATCTGATTGACGACCAGATCTCTCGAAATTGTCTCTTTAACATGTTTTAAATAGTTGTTTAAAGCCGCTTCAACGTTATCTTTCAGGCTCGGAGTTCCGCTCATCGCCGCAGTGATTTCTACCGTGAAACTGACATCGGTCTTTTTCGGAAGATTCACTTCGACGAGCTCGCATAGCGGCCTTTTGTCCTTGTCTGAAAGAGCCGTTTTCACTCTTTCCATGAGTGAATTCATCGCCGACAGTTTTTCACGCTCGTCATCAGTCGGATCCGGCTTGTTTTTCAAAGTTTCCCAGTCGTCTATATCCCAATATTCCTTGCTTAGAACCGTGATGACCGCCTTTCCGCTCGGACGCAGCTTGCCGCCGAAATCATCAATCGGAGAATAAACGCTTACATCAATTATATTGTCAGTCAGAGTGCCGTCCTCAGCCTCGCTTTTGCCTCCCGCCTCTTTCACCAGTTCGATATAGCCGTCAGACGGCCCGGCAACAGCATATTTTTCCATCGCCCTCTTGATACGTTCTCTGAAGCTGTCGTCGCTTTCGCCTTCTTCGCGGTAGCAGTCACGCATAGCACCAAGATAGTCGAGCATCGGGTATCTTGCATAATCCAGAAGATTCTGCACGCACGCATCCTGAATATTGCATCTCAGAATATACATTTCGTAGGCGATCTGTTCCAGCGTGACATATTCCGGATCAGCAGGCTGCAGACCGGAATCAGCAGCAAGCCGCTGCCTGACCGCGCCGAAATCGCGCTCGATAAAACTCGGTTTTTCTATTTCGCTCATATCTTCCTCCTTAACTCGCCGCCGCCGTTTCCCGTCTTGTAGCTCCATGAAATATCTATGGTTACATGCCCGTTTTCAACACTTTTCGTGATCTTGTCGACCTTGACATCCGGGATGTAGACCGCCAGCTGTTTATTCAGATCCTCGACGATTGCACCGACAACCACGCCCGCCGGCAGATCCTGAATATCGTCTCTTATACCCTTATTCGGATCACCGACAACAGAGCCTTTCGGAGTCATCAGGATCATGTCTATCTGCTGATCGATCCGCTCCGTTCCCTTCACCGTCTTTCCGGCTTCCGTCCTTGAAATCACTCCGATCATCATACATCTCCGTTCCGTCAATTCCGAGCGATTGAATCGCCGGATCAATCACATCACCGCCTGCAGTTTCTGATACAACGCTTGAGCTCCCTCCATGTCGGCAGCTACGGCAACCGCCGCAAAACCGAAGCTGTACTGGTCTCCGGTCACAGGCGGTGCGCCCGCTTCACCTGCTGCACGTGAAGCCCACGAACCTAAAGCGGCAGGCATGGCATACTGATAGATTCCCGATGTCGAAAGTCCGGCAATCATTGCATTGGCCGCCGCAAGGGAAAGAGAAAATTTGTTTTTCTTTTCGTTGATGTCGGCAAGAGCCTTTTCCAGTTTCGCCACGATCTGCCTTTTTGCATTGCAATCCTTTTTCAGCGAATTGAAAACGCCCGGCATCAGCTCTCCGAGCGTCTTTCCGACCCACTTGTCAATATCCCACTCAAATTCCGTGTCCGGTCTCAAATCAGGCGGCTGCGGCAATCCGATATCAAAATCCGCCACTTCGATCTTTTCCGTCAACGCCGCCTTCATCGCATTATAGGCCTCTATCGCCAGGGCTTCCGTCGGAGCAGTCGCAATATTGAAATATCCGCACGAATAACCGGCACTCGTAGAAGGCGCATTCGGCGCATTGATAAGCCTTGAGAGCCATGAACCCTGCCTCGGACTAAGGCATATCACCGCAAAACCGCTTGCTTCGAGTTTTTCAATGTCGGATTCGACCAGATTCAAAGCGGTCCGGGCTTCACCCAAAGCATCGTTTACCAAAGCCAGACCCTCGTCGAATTTAGCGATCGCAGCTTCAGCTTCCGCTTTTGCCGCTGCCGCAGCCTCGAAAGCCTTCGGCACAATTTCACCTAAAGTTTTGCTCTGCCAGACCATTTATGCCTCCGGATCTAAAAAGAGTGAAGACGGCAAAGGTGTTGCTGAGGGTGCTCCAGGAGCACTGCACTCGTGCGTATGAGCAGTGAAAACAATATCCATTTTTGAAACTATATTGTATATAGCTTCTGCCATCGCGTCGCAGAAATCCTGACCGCCGCCGCTTGTCAGTTCCAGCATGCTGCGTTTCATAAGCGCCTGCATGAACTCGTTTTTGCAAGTCTCTTTCGTTATCATCACAACGCCCTCAGTCCGTGTTTTGCCGTCACAATCGTCTCTGTTTCTTCCTCGACAGGAATAATGATTTCCCGTCCGACATAGTCTTCAAGCGGAACCTTGAATTTCAGCCACGGATTCGCCTCAAAAACAGGTTCGACATTATCGACCCTGCCGTAAAATTTCTGACTGATTTTATCAATGCGGTCTCCGCTTATTATTATATAGGTATAGTAACGTGTCATACAGCAAACACCTCCACAGTAGTCAGAAACGCTGAATTTCCGTCGTTGATCGCGTGCGATCCGCTCTTAACACAGTATTTTCCGTTCAGATTTCCGGCGTTCTGTAGTTCGATGATTGATCCCGCGTAAATGTCGGTATTTCCTTTGAACACAAAAACACCGCTTATAGCATCCAGATTAGCCTTCGTCAGAGCAGCCTTGGCCTCGGCCTCGCTCTGCGCAGCACTTTCACTTCGTGCATCGATCTTCAGAACAAGCCCGTTTTTATTGTAAGTATCCTCGACCTTTTTCTTATATGTAACTCCCTTTCTGGAATAAGTCGCCTCGCAGAACTGGTAAGTTCGCCCGGAGTCGTTCAGGTACGATCCCTCTAAAAGTTTGTCCACATCGATCTTGAACACAGCATCCTGAGATCTCAGTTTTTCCCACGGCTGGAAATATAGAATGTCTTTTTCGATCTTGATTATATAGCCGAACATGTCGGCAAGCTCGTTCAAAAACTCCAAATCCGAATTAGACTGACTCTTTCTTCCGATATCCAAATTCTGGATATCTGCCTGAAGTTTTAACTTGTTTCGATTTGCAACTTTTTGAATTATGCTTTTCAGCGTCCCGGAGTATTCCCGGTATTGACTCTCATAGAAATTTTTGGAAACTTCTGTTGAGGTTCCGCGTAGCGTTACGTATTTTTGGTAAAGATCGAAAGAGACTTCATCGACAAAAAAAGCACCGCACGGAAAAAAATCCCTGCTGCCGTATCCGATATCGAGTTCTATTGTATCTCCTTTCTTCGGGTATAGATCTTTCGCAAACTGAAGCTTAGCGTCTTCAAATTTTAAATTGATATCATTCGCCTGACCGCTCAAATAGAAGTTGAAAACAACACTCAGATCTGCTTCATTAAGATCTGCTGTCAGTTTTTCGCCGTTGTAAATAATACTGAAAAAAGCCCGTTCCGCCTTCATTACCGCCTCGTTATTTCTGATGGATCTACCGAATCAAAAGATTCTGAACCTGCGCCGTAAACCGGAGCTTCAGTCTCTGCCTCAGGATCTGGCGTTTCAGCAGTTTGAAATTCCTCTTCGACCGAATGCAGAAACTGCGCCTCTGAATACTCTTTCAAAGTTACATCGACCGTAGCTGAGAGAAGTTCACCTGAAAATAATCTTTTTTCGGTTCTGCACTTGACATCGAGGATGACATAATTCCCCTTAAATTCGCCATTATCCCAGTAGAAAGGATTGACCGCGCCGCTTTCCAGAACATCCATGAGCTTTCCCAGCTGCTCCGAAGGTTTGCAGAAAGAGTGGTGAAAATACATCGTGATGCTGAAGTCCATCAGGTTTGATCCTTTGCTCTGCAGTATCGGTTTTCCGTTTGCCGGCTTCATTTCGGCGTAGGTGTGCGAATTTGAATAACTTTCACTCTCAGGAGTCAGAGCCGGAATGTTAAATGTTATTCCGCCCAGATGGTAAGCCATTAGTATTTCCTCCGTCCGGCGCGTGTTTTTTCCATTTCAATATCCTTGAATACATTTTTGACTGTGCTTTCAAGTTCTCCCCGGTTAAGATTTTTACCATTGTTGTTGATTGTGAAGTTTGCTGTTATATGGTCTCCGCCCTGATTGATTATCTGCTGTTTGTGAATCTCAGCCTGAAGATTCTTGTCCGATTGAGCAATGGCATCCACTTTTAATGATTTTGCAGCAGCTTCCGGGGTGACTTCAAAACCGTGAAAAATATAAGAGAAAAAGCCTCCGAGTTTACCGAGAACAGCCGAAAAGCCTTCAAAACCCGATTTCAGAACCGCTAAATCCCGGCCCACATCAGTCGTAACATCAGAAAAATCCTCGACGACCTTTCTCCATGCTACAAATCCGGCAATAATGACAGCCGCTTTCCAGTTTTGTGCCGCGAACTTTGCCACTTTGACTGCGGCATGTCCGGCACTCTTCCCGGCATCAAGAACTTTCGGACCGAATTTTTCGATCAGCGGCATAGCCATGCCCAACTGTCCTGCAATTTCAAGTGTTTTTCCTGCAACAATCGCCGTTCCTCCCAATCCCAAAGTCGTATATCCGACAGCCTTTGTAATTCCCGGATATTTTTCGGCAAGACCGCTCAGTTTGTCAGCAGCCGATGTTGCAGATTCTGCAAGTTTCGTCAAAGCCGGGTTAAAATTCATTCCGATTTTTCCCATAGCCGTGTCAAGCGTGCCTGTGAATGCGTTCCACTGTGCGCTGAATGTTCCGAGTTGGTTACCGACTCTTTTATCAAGTGAGGCTTTCCCGCCCATTTCAGCTTTTGCCTCAGCCGCTCCGGTTGTTCCCTGCGTGATAAGTGTGGAAACGAGAGCATTCATATTTGCCGAACTGCCAAAAAGAGCCTGAATAGCCTGAGATCTGCTGACATCGGAAAGCCCGTTCAGCTTTTCGAGCTGTTTTACAAGATTACCGAAACCTAAATATTTTCCGTCTTTATCGGTAAACTGCAACCTGACTCCCGCAGCAGTTCCTGCTTTGTTTACGGCATTTTTGTCCATAACACGGCTTTCAAGCTGCGAAAGGTTTGTTGAAAGAACATCTGCACTCATTCCGGCAAGCTGTTTTTTCAGCATGACAAGATAGGGCATTCTTTCCGTTAATGCTTCATAGCCGGTAGAACCCAGAGCCGCAGCACCAGCACCTGTTCTGGCAATCATCGTTGTCATATCTTCGACATTGACACCCATAGAACTTGCACGCGCCAGCATGTCATATACACCAAAGTTCCCTGCCAGCTTGTCGCTTCCGACTCCCCATGCGTTCGAAACCAGCTGTGCAATTTCAAGGGCGCGGTTGTAGTCGTTACCTAAAACACCGACTGCAAATTTAGCCGAATCCTCAAGCCCGCCTTTTGCTAACGCTTCCGCATCCATGCCTCTTGCAATAGCACCGGCTGCCGCCTGATACATTTCCTCGGCAGTAGCAGGAAGTTTGTTTGCTGTCTTTATAACTGCTTCTGAAAGCCCGTTAAACGACTCTTTAACTTCGCCGTTTGCGTCGAGCATGACCGATTTCAGCGACACCATGCCGTTTTCAAGCCGTGCCATTGCGCTTATAGGTTTTTGCAGACTTCCGACCATACGGCCGCCGAATGCCGAAACCGAGCCGCCCAATGCACTGACCTGACGGAAAGCCTGCATTGAAAGACTGATATCGTTAGCCCACTTTGTAAGACCTGCAGCTTTTGTAGCAAACTTCTCCGAAACTGCACTTAAATGCGTGAGTGTCCTGATGCCGTCGCCTGCGGCTTTTCTTATGGAAACTCCGAAAGACTGGGCTTTTACAGCTGCCTCTTTGAATGACTTTCCGACCTCTGTTCCCTTTTTGGAAACGACTTTTAACACCTTTTCAGCGTTGCTTCTAAGAGTAAGAAGAAGACCAAGTTGAAAATTCTTTGCCATCTGTTATACTCCTATTGTCTTTTTGGGAGAATTTAAAATGAATAACGACTCTATTTCGGACAGAATGCCGATCGGACAGATTTTTTTAAATGGCTGGGAATCTTTCGAGGATTTATTGAATTTTGAAACACCGGGCTTTTTCGGCAGACTGAGCTGCTTATGGCTGAAATTGGTTGTGGCAGCGTATTTGGCAGTGCCGTTTATATTTTTGGCTGCATCGTTATTTACGGATTCGGAATACTTGACGCTACCGAATCTTATTTTGTATCTGATCGCCGCCATGCCGTTGTCTCTTGCCGCCTACCTGCCGCATAAACTTGTTTTCATTGCCCAAAATATGTTTTCAAAGACTTCATCCATAGCCCGTATTCCTGAAGATCAAAATTCATAATCTCAGAATAACTGAAACCGCCTTCCTTCATAAGCGTCAGGACTCCGCACCTGCTGGCTGTGACTCCGCCCCTGTCGGTTCGAAGCCCAATGCTTCGGATAGATCTAAAAAATCTTCCGACTCCATCTGCCTGATCTGCTCATAAACGACTTTTTTGCCGTCAAAAGTGCAGCATTCTGCAATAAGAGCAAGAAGAAACTCTATTCCCTCTGACTGCCCGCAAACCTTTTCAGCATTGATTGAATCGGCTACGAGAGCCGTTCTGTATTCAACTTCCTTAAAATTGAACACCTGTTTGTTTTCGACTTTTTTGATTTTGAATTTGGGAGTAGTTTCCTTTTTGATTTTTTCCGCTTTTTTAACTTCTTCAGTCATACTATCCTCCTAAGTAAAGGGGCGGAAAACTTACGCCCGTCGGCAGCCGCCCCGCACGGTTTTATTAAAGATTTGCGTTATTTCTCATTTCTGCCAGCATGTCTTCGCCGTGATCCTTGAAGACATTGTTTTCGACATCAATCTCAAGGATCTCTTCGCCGTCATGTTTGACAAGGATGTAGTCGAGCTCAAATTTTGTCTTCTGGCCTGACCATTCCTGACCTTTCAGAGTTCCCATAAGGTCGTTGTCGCCCAGCCTGCCGCGAAGTTCCATGTAAGCCTTCAGGCTGCGGTCGGTTCCGTTTTCCCTTCTGACTACGTTTCCGTAAACTTTCAGATTGTAGTCCTTGAAAGGATTGGTGACCTTCTCGTTGATGAAGTCCCAGGTAACATCGACAGAAAGAGCGTCGATCCCGGTCATCACCTTCTTTTTTCCGAACATCCCTATCGGACTTATATCCTTCATCACAGGATTGACCGAAAGCCCTGAGATCTCCTGAGCCTTGCCGTAGAGCGAAGCATCGTCCATATAGACGTTGGCACCGGTCACAGTATCGAAAGTTAATTTTGCACCCATGTTTTCCTCCTATCGTCCGAGTTGTGCAAGATAATCAACATTGTAGGATCTCTGGTATGTTACCCTGTCAGCCGGAGGCGTTGCCGCATCGTCGTAGTTGAAAATGATGTGACCCGCCATGATCTCTGTCGGCTCGTTCTCGTCAGGATCGTACCAGCACTGACCGCCTGCGATCGCGCCGCGTGCCTTGAGCTTCCTCAGGAATGCATTGACATCACTGACAATAGAGTCGATCCAGACATTGTTGATCGGCTGATCGATCTTCTGCTCCGTGTAGTATTCGATTGACTCTTCGATCACGTCGCCTGTCGTCTTCGTGACTTCGAACACTTCGTGATCCGTGTTTCCGCCGCTGCTTTCGCTGTCGAACGAACTGTTCCGGTTTCCGCAGAATTTCAGTCCGCCGACATTCTTGACCGTAACAATGCCGCGCGAATTGAGTATCTGCGAGTCAGCCGAGCTGACGTTGAGTGAGTAGGTCACCGGAATGTCAAGCCCGCTGAAACCGTTGATGCTCTGGGAACTGATTGACCAGTGATAACCTTTGCTCGTGTCCATGTCGGTCTTTGCCCTGACAGCCGCTGCCGCAAGAGACATCGGATAGAGCGCGTCCCCGCTTTTAAGTTTCGGCCAGAAAAGTGAAATGCGCGTATTGTATATACCGCCGACCTTTTCCGAATTGCCCCTGCTTGCAAGAGCAAGAGAAAGCTCGTTTTCGACATCGCTGTCAATATCAACGAAACCCCTTGCACGGAGCGTTTCACATACACTCACCATTGCCTGGGCGACTTCAAGATTCTGCGAATATCCCGGAGCAATGATGATTCTCGGAACATAACCCGTGACGACCTGCGATTTGAGCAGCGCATAGACACCGGTTTTTCTCACTACGTTCCCTGCGACATCTCCGTCAGTGACTCCCGGAGCTTCCGTTTCATCGCCACCGCTGACTTCGTCCATTGCATCGGCGATAGTATCGCCGATTACAATCGGATTTCCTTCGCTGTCGGTAATGACATTCCCTTCGTGATCGACAAGATATATATTCGTGTCTTCCGGTTCGCTGCTGCCGCTGTCTGTTCCGACATTGACCGCGATGATGAGCGGAATCTGCTTGTCGAACTGCTCATACATTTTCTTGAGGTAGTAGGGAAGAGTTCCCTCTTCTTCCGGATTACCGAGCTTTGCTCTGATATCATCGGATTTTGCAATCGTGACAGGTGTGTTGGCCTCAACTGTTGCATCGCTCGCAGCCCTGCCGACGATCCCGATTACCGAGGTCTTGACCTCGCTTACATTTTTCGGCGCGTTACCCTTGTTGATGGTCTCGACACCGTGAAGATAATCTGCCATTTATGCCTCCTTAGATAAATTCCTCAATATCGAACAGCTTGGACGGATCCAGCGTTTTGAGTCTTCCGTAAAAATTCGTGATCTCAGGAATATCGGAAAGCGGTACTTCATCCGAATCGTCACCAGTGAGAACCCAGACCAGTCTGACAGACTTTCCGTCATCGCCGAAACCATCCTTAACAGCTACCCCGTGTCCGATAAATGGAGAAATAGGAGTTCCAACACTCGCCGGATGCAGAACATAAGATCCGGTAAGAACAAAATTTGAATAAAGGAAGTCATTTAACTCCCTTCTCAAAGTCAGGATTCCTATGGTCAGAAAACCGTCTGCGACTAATTCAACTTCCGCTCTGAACTGCGAACCTGTGGCCACAGGAATATCCGGAGACAGCAGATACCCGGCCGGATGCTGCGTAGTTCTGACAAGATCATATCCGACCCCTTCCATCCCGTAATAATCGAATCCGGAATTGATTTTTCCGCCGGGATTAAGTTCGATCCCTATTTGATCTGTCCAACTGTTTAATCGATTGTTCAAGCTGACCAAGCTCGGACTTACGGTGTCTTTCCATTCCTCGAACTCAGCCTTGATTTTTGCCATCGTTTTGACTGGCACGTCGGTGATATTGTTGTTTTCGTCAAGCATCTTCATCGTGACTTCTTCATCCGGATCAGTGCCGAAAAACACCTTTCCGACATTGAGAGCCCAGTTTTTGATTACCGTGACTAGATTCTGAATTGTCGTTATAATTCCATTCATTTTTTACCTCCTTATTTGCCGGAGCGCGGGCGGCTCGCCCGCAACTCCTGAAAATCCTTATTCCTGTGCCTGCTGCGCTGCCAGTGCTTCCAGTGCCTCAAGTCTCTCTACAAGTGTCGCACCGTCAGCCGGGGTTACAGATGCTTTTTGTTCTAGGTCCGCAATCACCTGTTCAAGAGTCCAGCCTGTCGTGTCGGTAGAAATCCACTGCTGATGAAGTGCCAGAGCTCTTGTCATAAGTTCCTCTTCGGTCGGCTCGTTGCCCGGTTCAGGCTCCGGCTCACCCTGGTTTTCGTTTTCGCCGCCGTTGTTTCTTTCCAGAGATGTTATATGATCTTCCATCGTGGAGAGACGATTCAAAATTTGGCTTTGTTCGTCGCTTTTGCTTATGATGTCTTTCACTGTGTCTTCAAATATACCCCAAAGAGCTGCGAAAAGGTCACCACCTTCCACGAGAAGACTCTTAACCTCCGCTCGGCACTGAGCCGGAGTGTGCGAATCCCAGAATTCGTCGTTCTTGTCATTGGCGAATATTTCCCAGAAAAAGTGGAAGAGGTTGTCGCTGCAATGATCAATTCCCGTGGATAACAGCGTTTTGAAGTTTGCCTGAGAATAATTGTTCGTGAATGACACAATTTCTGAATAGAGGCGGTCAAGCTCTGCCGCGAGCCCTTCACCATTGGCATTTTTCAGCCATTTCAGGAATGCAAGTACCATCGTCACGATGTTTTTGAGATTGATTTTCGCCATCTGGTCTCTGAAATCTGAAACCGGGCATTTCCCTGTTTTGTTTTCATCACCGGTCGCTACGATCGGTATGTAATCGCCTTCCGCAGCCTTCGTGATGTTGTAATTTTCAAGTTCTTCGATTCTTTTGTTACTCATCAGATTCCTCCTTTGGAATTGTAAATTGTCTGTGATTCGGCACATTCTGCCATGTTGCCTTTTTTGCCACCGAAAATACCGGTTCTTCTTTTTCCGCGAAATACGGAACTTTCACCGCGAACCTTTCGGTATACGACCAGAACCCCTGACCCGCATCCGTAAGCTCGCAGTTTGTCATGTACATCGGCTTAGCCGTGAGTACCGGTTTAAAGCCCGTTAAAACATTCCGGACACGGCTCATAACGTCGTAAGCCCCGGTCTCGTCAGCGACCATTGCATCACGACCGCTTCTGAGATTGCGCATGACAATATCCAGATCGAAATAAAGCTCGTCATCCTGCGTTGCTGAACCTATACCGTTCGGATCGGACGGCTTGAGCCCCGCAAAATGGATCCAGACAGAACCCACAATCGAGCTCATCAGCCTGCTTGAAGCATCTTCCGGGCACCGTTCGATAGTCACCGTTTTCAGCGGCGATCCTTCCTTTTCCGCGTCCGCTTTCAGAGCCTCAAGAATCTTTGTCTCGATCTTTTCAATCATTCAAAATCACCATTTTTTTAAAGTACTCCACGGAAACAGCCTGTCTTTTTTGCTCTTGTTGCATTTTGTCGGTCCGTTTCCCTGCTCTGAGCCGCCTCCGATTTCAGCGATCGGCAGCGAGATCCTTCCCTCGTGGATATCCTTCAGCCTGGCAATAAGATTCTTGTAGATCTCCATGATCGAAGCCGGCATGTTTGCACGGTGCCGTCTTTCATAGAGAAAATAAATCGCCAGCTGTGCTGAAATGTCTCCGATAATGCGCGGAACCTCTGTAAGCGGAACGCGGTAACGGCCGCCGATATAGCTGTCGATTATCGCGTCCGCCTTCGAGATCGCCTCTGTGACGACACCTTCGTCAATGACTTTGGCGCGGGCATCGTCACTCAGCTGGATTATATCGCGTTCGGAGGATGCCGCTATCAGATCTTCTTTCGTCGAATAAGCCATAAAACCTCTAACTTCGTTCATTGCGCCGGACAGAATCCGGCTTTTGCATCACTACGGTTCAGTCGTTGTTTCCGGTTCCGTTCCCGGTTCTTCAGTTCAAGATTCAGTTTCAGGGTCAGTTCCCGGTTCAGTTTCCTCTTCTGCAGCCGCCGGGTTGACTGCAACAGTCATAATTTTGACAAGCACCATCACACCGTCGCTTCCGTCTTCAAGTGCATAACCGAGAGCCGTGTCTCCTGCTTCCGCTGCAACAGCTTTTCCGTTCGCGTCGCTCTTTACGAAGTCTCCGGCAGAAATTGATCCGCCGGCCTGGACCTCGACGATACCGTCAAGAACAACTGCAAGATCTCCGTTTTCGTCAGCTTCGTCGTAAGAGATACCGAGAGCGGTTTCCCCTGCGCCGCATACTGTTCCGTCATGTTTGATGAAAAGTCCTTTCTCCGTGTCGGCTGCAGCTCCGCTCACAGTGTAGATAAGCCCGGGACATATCGTTTTGCTCATCTTTACCTCCTACTTCTTCGTGTTCGAAATGAGATACATCGCATCGGCACCTACAAGTACCGGTTTGCGGATATCAGTGGTTCTGACATTGATGATCTTGCCGCCTTCCTCCGTCCACGAATCGACTATGCGGTAGCCTTTCTTTCTGAGAAGGTATCCGGCAGTCGGAGTGTAGGGGGACTTCGAGTCTCTTGCAACATAAGCGAGGATTGCAACATCGCCCCATACATCGTGCGAGTTTCCGTTGTCGTCGTCCCAGATCGCTTCGCCGACTACGACCTTTTCAATTTTGAAAATTCTTGCAAGATCCTCTTCCGTGACTACTCCTTCTTTCGTGTATTTGAGTTTTTCGAGGATCGCTTCATTTTCCTGAAGGATTGCGAAAGTTTCAGCACCGAGGAAAAGCGTGTTCGGTTTTCTGCCGATAGCCTTTCTGATTACCTGAATACCTTCCTTGATGTCAGCGACCGGCTTGCCGTTCGACTGATCCCAGCAGTTCGTGTTCGTGAGAGCCTTTTTGTGGTCGGCTGTGTATGTCGAAGGATTCTGAACAAGATCCGCGATTTCCTTTTCGATCTGAAGATCAAGAGCGTCGCTTGTGAAGTTGACCGCACGTTCCTGCTCGTTGAAAAGGCTCTCCTCATCTTCACGGTAGTCGATCGGATCAGTCAGATCGTGTTCTCTGAGAACTACATCGACAGTCTCAGCAGGATCGTGTTTTACCCTGTTGGATTTTGCGCCCGGAGCTCTGCTCGTTTTATAGAGCTTGAACGCCTCTTTCCCGAACTTCGGAATGATAGCCGCTTCTTTCTCTACCGGAACGACCGGGAAAAGTTCCGTTCCGACGCATGTTGCGTTTTTGTAACCCGTTGCAAGTTCGGTAAGAACCGGGTTTACGATTCTCTGTCTGATGAGTTTACCCATCTTATCCCTCCCTGATTGCTTTTTTCACAGCTTCACTGTAGCTGATTTTCTCTTCCTTCTGGATTTCCTTTGCTCTTTCGTAACGTGCGAGAGCATCGGTATCAACCGGCATTCCGTAATAAGACGGAGCTTCCTCCTGAGTCTCTTTTTTTGCAGACTGCTTGTTTGCCTTGTTGCTTTCAAGGTGCTCGAGTTTCGGAAGTTTGCTGTAAGTCTCCTTGAGCTGTTCAACGACACCGCCTTTCTCGAAGTTCTTTTCATCTGCACAGAGACCGTGCATGGTCGCTTTCACGCTGTCAGCCACAGCAGGCGTGAGCTGACCGTTTTTGACAAGCGAGTCGCAGAAAGCGTCAACTTCCGCCTCTCTCTTTTCGGTTTCCATCTTTGCATTTTCCGTTTTAGCGGCATCAAGCTCTTTCTGGAGCTTCGTCACCGATTCGCTCTGAGCCGCGAAGTCCTTTTCGAGCTTCTCGAGCCTGTCGAGCTTTTCCTGGATCTCTTTTTCCATACCATTCTCCTTTTCAAGGGTTGATTCATAATATTCGGCTTCCGCCTCGTCAGCGGAAAACTCAATGTCTTTAAGTCCTTTTACAGCCGGAGCCACGCCCCCCAGGAACGCCACATGACAGATCGCCCCGTCAATAAGCCCTATCGAGCGGTTCTTGTAGACACCCTTCTTGAGCAGCTCCAGAAACTCCGGAATGAAATCGAAATCGCCCATCAGCACGTCTCCCACACGTTTCAGAGCCTTCATCCATCCGTAAGCCGGAGCAGTATCCTTCTCAGGATGACCCACCGTAACCGGCGGCTTCTGGTTCGGGTCGAACTTCGACACGATCTTGTCCAGATCATCCTTCGTGTAAGTCCTTGTCTTGCCCTGGCTCGATGTCCAGGTCCCCGTTTTGAAAATCTCAATCCACATTCTTTTCTCCTGCGGCATCGCCGCGTTCATCGAATCTCAATTTAGCCGTTTTTTTTAGGTAAAAATACAAAACGGTTTTGTATTTTTAAAATAATTTCAGCCTATTATCGCTATTGTGACTTGTTTTTTAAAATTTTGGCCGGGCGGTGGAGTATTTAATAATGTCGTAAACACAAAAAGCCGCGTTAAACGTTTTGTATGTCCGCCGCCCTTCGTTAATTGCGTCGCATTGAATGCGACTTTAATTAAGGAGAAAACATGAGCGATCTCGATTTTTTAATTGAAATCATAAAAGAAAATTTTGTAGCGGGGATCATCTTTGCAATATGGCTTTTCCAGTATCGTGAAACATCAAAAAACACTCGTGAGCTGATTCAGGAGTTGAAAGACAACAACAAAATGACAGCTGACAAGTTCGACAAATCCATCGACAAAATAACCGAGTCTTTAAACCAGCAACAAATAAGACTGGCATCCATCGAAGCAAAGATCGATTCCCGCAAGGGGGAAAAACATGAATAAATCCGACAGCAATACCCTTCTTCTCGCCGAAAAGCTCTACATCAACGACCGCATGACCTGCGCGGAAATCGCGAAACAGATAGGCAAAAGCCGCGGTACCGTCGAAAAGTGGGCTAACAGATACGGCTGGAAAGACAAACGTACCGAGCTTTTCGAATCGCGCCGTGCCCTTCCGCAGAAACTCTACGAATGGTACAGCCTCGTAATGGACGGCATTGAAAAAGCCCTCAAAGCAGAAAAGGAAGTTCCGGCCTCCCAGTACCGGCTTGCAGCACTCCTGTTCGAGCAGATCCCCAAGGCAGACGCAGTCGAAAAAGCTGCATCCGGGGCAGTCTCCCAAAAGAAAATCAACAAAGCCGAAGTCGTCGATGCAGTCCGCCAGGCAGTCGGACTTGACGAAAGTGAAACGGAGGCGGACGAGCAAAGTGCTGTTTAAAACCCGTTTAAACTCATTCAATTTCAAAAATTTTCTTTCGCGCGGTAAATCTTGCCCGCCGACTTCCGAAATCGATTTTACGCGAAATTTCGCAACCGCTGAGTTTCGTTCATTGCGCCGGATTTTATCCGGCATTTGCGTTAGGGGGTGAGGTCATGAAACGCGCTGAAGGCCGCATTGTCAAAACAGACCCTTCAAAAATGCAGGCCAAAGTCGAACTCTTCGCCCGCGAAGATTCGGACGGCAGACCGATGGTAACCGACTGGCTTCAGATTCTTTTCACCGGTCCCGACACTCAGTACACATACCGCGAGAAAGACTATGTAGCCCTCATCATGGACGATCACTTTGACGACGGCTGGATCATCGGTCGCCTCTATCCTGACGATGTCTCCGGCCTTGAGAGCGATGAAAAGAAATTCTCCTTCAAATTCAAAAACGGCAGCGGATCAGTCACCTTTGATGAAACAACGGGAGAAGCCGTCATCAAAATCGGCAGCACAGCCGAAATCAAAATAACACAGCAGGGCATTGAGATCTCCGGACTCGGTGAAGGCGGCGCGATCAACGGCGTTGTCCATGCTATGTCTCCCTGTCCCGTCTTCGGAACATGCCACCTCCAGCCGTCAACCACGATCAAGGTGTCACAATGATTAGCCGCCGCAACCGCATTTTTTGTTCATTGCGCCGGATATTATCCGGCATTTGCATAAAGGAGCATTAAAATGTCTTTCAACTTTCTTCCGTATCAGCGGCGTTACATCAACGATCAGTCAAGATTCAAAATTGTCGAGAAATCGCGCCGTGTTGGTATAACCTACGCCCAGTCTTATGAAGATGTAGAATACAGCCTTACAAAAGGCAGGCGCAAAGTCTGGTTCAGCTCCCGTGACGATTCCGCCGCAGCCGAATACATTGACTACTGCCGCTTTTTCCTTGAAAGGCTCTTCGGCATCGCAGCTGCATATATCGGAACGGAAATCGTTGATCCGGCAAAAGACATCCAGTCGCGCCTGATCCGTATGAAAAACGGCTCCGAAATCCACGCCATGACCTCCGCTCCAGGGCGTTTCAGATCGAAAGGCGGAAAGGTCATACTTGATGAGTTTGCTTACCACGAACATCAGGAAGAGCTTTACGCAGCAGCACAACCCGCAATCCTTCGCGGTGACCCCATCAGGATTATATCTACCTACAACGGCATGAACAACCTTTACTACCGGCTGGTTCAGAAAGTGAAAGCCGGGCAGCTTGACTGGTCTCTTCACCGTATTCCCCTTGTCGATGCCGTCGGTCAGGGCCTGCTCAACAACATCATGGATCGCACGACTACGGAAAAAGAACAGGCCGCATGGCTCGCCGAAGTCAGAAAAAACTGCGTTTCAAACGACATCTGGCTTCAGGAATACTGCTGCACACCTGTTGACAGCGCAACCGCTTTCATCACTTACGAGCTCCTGGCACAGAATGCACACGAAGAAAAAGAGATTATCCGGGACATCACCGAAATTAAGGCGATGAAGAACATATACATAGGTATAGACATCGCCCGGGTAACAGACCTTACCGCCGTATGGATCAACGAAAAAACCGATGCCGGCTACATCACCCGCCGCCTCATAACATTGAAAGACATGAAGTTTTCAGATCAGAAAGCCGTCATCTGGCCGCTTCTGGCTCTTCCCAACGTCCAACGGGCATGTATAGACCGTACAGGTGTCGGTATGCAGATGGCCGAAGAAGCGCAGGAAACCTTCGGCACCTACAAGATTGAGGGAATCTATTTCAGCAGGGAGCTGAAAGAACAGCTTGCCTACAAAGTTCTCACAAATTTAGAGGACAGACGTTTTCTGATTCCCGACACCGAACAGGTGCGCGAATCTTTCCACAACATCAAAAAACTTGTTACCACAGCCGGAAACGTCAGGTTCGATGCCGAGCGCACTGAAGCAGGGCACTCAGACGAGTTCTGGGCTGCCGCCCTTTCCCTTTACGCAGCCGATTCCACCGACAACACCCCGGTGATTATCAATTCAAGACTGCCCCGGCAGACTTCTAAATGGTTGGAAAAATATTAAAAGAGGTGAAACATGCAGAAAATACTCGGAAAAACAGTCGCCGACAGACTCACGGCATTCGATCTGATTTCCTTCATGCAGATTCTTCCGAATCCCGACCCTGTTCTTGCCAAACTCGGAAAAAGGATTTCGGCTTACGATGATCTTCTTTACGACGCGCAGGTGAGAAGCTGCATGTCTTCAAGAAAAGCGGGAGTCTCGAAACTCAAATTCGAACTCGAAGGAAAAGACGCAGATCCGAAAATCATCGATTTCATTCAGGAAACTTTCGACCGCTTCAATTACCACAAACTCTTCAGAAAGATTCTCGGATGCGTAGCCTACGGATACCAGCCAATTGAAATCGACTGGGAAGTCCGCGAAGGACGTATCGTCCCGGCAAAAATAGAGGCGAAACCCGTTGAATGGTTCTGCTTCGGCGAGAAAAACGAACTCCGCTTCCTCTCAAAGAAGCACCCCGTATCAGGCGAAGAACTTCCGCCTATGAAGTTCGTATGTCCGACAAACGACGAAACCTACAAAAATCCTTACGGAACATCCGTGCTTTCCATCTGTTTCTGGCCTGCAATGTTCAAAAAGGGGAACTTAAAGTTCTGGGTCGCATTCACCGAGAAATACGGTTCTCCGTGGCTTGTCGGGAAGTATGCTCCCGGAACAAGCAACGAGAATCAGAACATCCTCGCAGACCAGCTTGAAAACATGGTTCAGGATGCAATAGCCGTCATCCCCGACACCTCCAAAATCGAAATCATCGAAGCAGCCGGGAAAGGAGCTTCGGCTGACATATTCGACAAGCTGAAAGACGCATGCAACGCCGACATCAGCAAGGCGATACTCGGTCAGACCCTGACAACCGAACTCAGCTCCACCGGCAGCCTGGCTGCAGCACAGACACACAATGAAGTCCGCAAGGACATCATTCTTTCAGACGCGAGAATTATTGAAGAAACTCTCAATCAGATAGTCAGATGGACTATAGACCAGAATTTCGGCAAAGATGTGGCAGCTCCGGCATTCCGTTTTTCGGAACCCGAAGAAACCAACAAACAGCTTGCAGAAAGAGATGCGATCCTTTCCGGCATCGGAGTCCGCTTCACACCTAAATACATTCAGCGGGCATACAACCTCGGTGAAAAGGATTTCACAATCGTTGAGCCCCAGCAGTCGCTTTTCTCGGCGGCGCAACCTCAGACTTTGTCCATTGCGCCGGATATTATCCGTGCGAATTACAGCGGTGGCCGCCCCGGTCTCAAAGATCTCCTCGACCGCGCCGCATCCAGGGCCTTTCCTCCCGAACTCCAGCAGAAAATCATGGAAGGCATCCTGAAACCCGTTTTCGACCTCATAGAAAAAGGTGAAAGCCTTGAAGATATTTATGAAAAGCTGGGCGAGCTCCTTCCCGAACTCAACACCGACGAACTCGAAGACGTTCTCGAACGCGCCTGTGCCGCAGCCGACATGTACGGCAACAGTGGAGGCAAAATATGACGACCGCATTCTTCGTCAATTGCGTCGGATATTATCCGACTCTTTATTCAGGGGGATAAATGACTGACATCGACACCACCGGTTTCGACCGTTTGAACACCCTTTTAACGCGCCTTCAAGAGCTTTTTGAAAAGCGTGATCCGCTAACGAAGAACATCGCCGAAATCCTTCTTGCTGGTGTTCAGGAAAACTTCCTCCAGTCCGGCAGGGAAAACGGCGGCAGCGGAACCTGGAAGCCGCTTTCTGAAGTCACCAAAAAACGGCGCGGCAAAGCTGCAAACTCGCCGATCCTGCGAGTCTCCAACCTCATGTACCAGTCTCTTAAAACCTCGCACGATAACGATACGGCCGCTGTCGGCACGAACAAAATCTATGCTGCCGCCATGCACTTCGGCGCAAAAAAAGGCGAATTCGGGACATACCGCGGACCGTCAGGCACCTGGAAACCGCGTCCGATTCCCTGGGGTGACATCCCCGCAAGACCATTCATGCACGCAACCGCTCAAGAACTTGAAGATATCGCCGATTTCCTTGAAGAACAGATCAATAAAATCACTAATGAGGTGTAACCATGACCACCACCGATACTTTGTCTATTGCGCCGGATATTATCCGGCATTTGCAATCTGCCGACAACGCCGGATCGCCGCAAGTCACCCTGACCCGCCGGAAATCCTTTCCGGGCTGCACCCTCGGCACCCTCCGTATTCAGACCCGCAACCTCGTCTGGCAGTGTAAAACCCTCGAACTTCCCTGGCTTAACAACGAACCCCAGATCAGCTGCATTCCCGCCGGAACTTATTCCTGCTACAGGGTCAAAAGCCCGAAATTCGGAGAAACCTTCGTCGTCACCCGCGTGACCGGCAGAGCAGGCATCCTTTTCCACGCAGGGAACACCGCCAAAGACACACACGGCTGCATCCTGCTCGGAGTAGGTGTCGAAACCGGCGGACGCAAACCCTGCCTCTTGTCTTCACGCGCCGCGATGAAAACCTTCATGCAGATGCTTGAAGGCATAGACACCTTTGAACTGGAGATAAAATGATAATATCGGCGGCTTTCCCTAAACACCTTAGACACCTTAAATTCCCTAAACTCCCTACCGTCAGCCGCCCCGGAAATAACAACAACCCAAAAACTTTTTAGGAGAACCCCATGACTAACGAACAACCGAAAACAAAAAAAATCAACGACCTTGAAGCCCTTGCGACACTCGTCCGCAGCAGCGACTACGCAATTCCCATCCTTGACCTCGGCGACCGTGATGCCGACGGCGATCCGAAACTGAAACAGGTTCCGATCAACCTCCTTCAGTCACTCTTCAAGGACGAAACCAACCTCGCCAAAGTCGCAACCAGCGGAAAATACGGCGATTTGAAGAACCTGCCGCAGCTCTTTTCCGGCAACTATGCCGATCTCAGCGGAAAACCGAACATCCCGTCGAGAACAAGCCAACTCCAGAACGATTCAGGCTTTTTGACTCAGCACCAGGATATATCGGGGAAAGCAGACATAAGTGATATTGTCAATCTTATCTCAAGCGCCCGTGGAAAATTTGAGATGAAATTTTTTGAATTCCCGGGAGTTGATTTGGAACATGCCTCCATCGGTACAGAATGGTTATCGTTTTCGGGTGATGTGGATTTTTCCAGATCACAATATATGCAATATATAATTTTTGGTTTTGTCCATCTCTACGGAGGTTTCGAGTATTATTATTTATGGAGTGGTCACGACAATCTGCCTGGCGGTGGTCCTCACTTTTATTTCAAGCGCGACCATTCTTCGGGAAATGTGACTGTACCTTGGGTAGCATCTCCTGACCCGAAACCTGTTATATGGTTAGACGACAATAAAATCCTTATATACAATCTTCCAGCTACAGCCGGCGCGACTGCTTATATCGAAGGTTTTGTTATCGGGGTAAAAGCATAAATGACCTTTGCCCTCCTTTACGCACACCGCCGCGAAATAATTACCGCCTTTCTGGTGATCCTTTTCTTTGTTTTGTGGTTCACCATCGAACGACAGTCCGACAGGATCGTGAGCCAGAAAGCCGAAATCAAAGCACTCACCGCCGAAGTCGAATCATTACGCGCCGAATACGCCCAGTTCCAGGCCGACGTTAAAACCGTCCGTCTTTACCTCAATAAAATAGAAACCATCACCCAAAACGAACGGGAGCAAATGGATGAAAATGAAAAAGTTTGCAAAAATGTTAGTGATTTCAACAGCATTGTTCCTCGCCTTAACGAGTTGTTCGGCCAGTGCGCAAATAAAACCCGATCTGCCGATTAAAGAGCAGCTTTGCACACTTCCGCCCGAACCCGTTTTTGAACGGATCGACGAAACCGACCACGACAACGTCAAACTGCGGAAATTGCTCAATAATATCGTGAAGCTGAAAACTTACGCCGAAAAATTGAAAGCGACTATTGAATGCCTCAATGCCGCCATCCCTAAGGACTCTAAACACCTTAAATTCCCTAAACTCCCTACCGTCGGCGGCACAAGCAGAGAGGTGACCGATGCCCGGTAATATCAACCTCGCAGCCCTCTTCAAAATGAAGCCGAAACTGGCTTCCGAATACCTCGAAAAAAAGGTCTCTCAGAAATCCTGGACCTGGTATGAAATCTATGAAAAAGAGCACGACAAAATCTTTACCGTAGCCAAAACAGCCGGATACGATGTCCTCAAAGACATCCGGGCCGCCGTTCAGAAAGCCATCGACGAAGGTACCACTTTAAAGCAGTTTCAAAAGGAGCTTAAACCCCTTTTAAAGCAGAAAGGATGGTGGGGCAAAGTTCCCGATCCGTCCGATCCGACCAAAGAAGTGCAGTTAGGCAGCGTCCGCCGCCTTGAAACCATCTATAAAACAAATCTAAGAACATCCTATCAAGCCGGTCGTTACCAAAGCCTTGAAGATAACGCTGCGTTCCGCCCTTACTGGCAATATATTGCCGTCATGGACGACCGCACCCGGAAGGAGCATAAAGAACTCCACGGCAAGGTATTCCGTCACGACGATCCGTTTTGGGAAAACTTTTTCCCTCCCAACGGCTGGAACTGCCGCTGCACCGTCAAATCCCTTTCTCAGAAAGACCTTGACCGCCTCGGCCTCACCGTAGAAAACTCTGCCGGCAAACTCAGAAACGCAACCGCCGAACTCCCCGACGGAACAAAAGTCCAGGGCAAAGTCTACCGCACAAACGGCAAAATCATTCAGACCGATGTCGGATGGAACTACAACCCCGGCAAAGCGGCATATCAGCCGATGGATGACGGCAAAGATCCGGTACTGAGGGAACAGCTTGATAATGTGATCAAAGCTGCAACAAGTAACGGCAGTGTTTTCAACATTCTTCAAACAAAAATTAAAAAAGAAAATATCGAATACAATAAGGTTTTGCCTTTAAAAAAGAGACTTTCGGACAAACAGATTATAAAAAAAATAGCAATCAAAGACGAAGGAGTCGGCTCTTGTTCTTCGCTCGCATTGGCTTATGCCGGGAATAAAGTCGGATTGAATGTCACCGATAACAGGGGAGGATCTTCTTTGATTTTCTTCGGCAGCGATCCGAACATTGCAAGGATCAGCAAACTGGCCGGAGGCGTTGTTGTTCACGGCAACGAATTTAAAGCAGTAAAATCCTTAATGAAAATGCTGATTTCAGGCAAAGAATATTATCTTTCAACCGGCAACCATTCCGCGATAGTCAGAAAAACAAAAGATGCTGTTCAATTTTTGGAATTGCAGGAAGGCGCGAACAGCGGTTTTGTTGACTTGACAGATGATGCTTTAGAATACCGTTTTAATTGCAGGACACGGGGTGGAAATGGAACGGTTTTGTTTAGTATCGAAAAACTCAGAAATAATGCTGAATTTAAAACTTTGTTGGGTTATTTGAATACTGTTAAAGAATAGATTAACGGTCTTTTTTGCGGTCTTTAAAAAAGTTTGCCCAATAAGGATTTTCTCTTTTAAAAATCTCGACTTGCTCGTCAGTCAGCTTCCAAGGATAATCCCGGAACAGATTAAAAACCTCTTTTTTGTCAAAACTAATAAGATTAAACCCTTTCATGTCGGTGACATCTACCCACCATATAGTGTCTGTTGCTTTTCTTTTATAAAATGGATACCCTTTATAAGTATTTTCGTAGTCATAAATCCAAGTAGGCTCGTCCGATCCGACATCTTCCGGAGCGTTTTTCAACTCTTCTGCGACTTCAATTTCCTTACTCATCTCCGTCCTCCTTTGTTATTGTATCGCTTTCCTTTTCAAAAACAACTTTCAGCTCACCAGTAACATTGTCTTGCTGCACTTTGTCGATACAATCCATTATGACTTTCTTACAATCCTTTATTCCCTCGTGGTAGCCAACGGCATAAGCGTCCCAAACAGTCGAAAATGATAATACAGAAAATGGTGGATACACAATCCTTAACAGTTCATGAATATTTTTTAACATTTTTCCTCCTTAATACTTGCAGAACGAACTTTTGCCTGTTTTTCTTTTCCTTCCCAGCAGATTAGCATCAATAAAACATCCTCAACAGCTTTTACAAGTTCAGTCTTGTCCAAACCTGTTGTTATTGTTAATTGGCCGTTCGACCATTCAAAAACTGCTGTTCTCTCTGTTTCTCTTGTGACACTAAACCCTATCTCAATTCTCTTCATCTTCAGTGTTTCCGACATTTATTCCCTCCTCTTTGATAAATCTGTAAAGTGTATTCCTGTCTACCTTTAAAATTTTGGCAATTTTGCGCTGGGAAACACCTTCTTCCATAAGTTGCCGGATAAAATCGTTTTTCCCATAACATTTGTGCTTCGTTCTGTCTGTTTTCCTTCCTTTAGGCCTACCCAGAACAACACCCTGTGCACGGCGCAGCTTTAACGCCTCCTTGGTTCTCTGACTTATGAGATTCCTTTCTATTTCCGCCGATAAACCGAAAGCAAAAGCAAGAACTTTACTTTGAATATCATCACCCAGCCGGTAATTGTCTTTAATCGTCCACAATTTGGCTTCTTTTTTCATTATAATAGAAAGAATCTCCATGATCATAAAAAGGTTTCTTCCCAACCTTGAAAGCTCTGCCGAAATAATCAGGTCTTTAGCCTTGATATGTTTCAGCAAATCTCCGAGTTTTCTCACAGAATACGATTTTGTTCCGCTGATTGTTTCTTCAATCCAGCCGTCAATTTTCAAACCTTGCCGCTGACAGAAAGTGTTGATCTCGAACCTCTGATTTTCAACCGTCTGCTTGTCTGAAGAAACCCTGATATAGCCGTAAATCATTTTATAAACATTTCTCCTTCACCAGTGATAAGCCAATGTAAATTGATTCCCAGTTTTGCTATTTTTTTAAGAGAAGGTATAGAGGGTTTACATCTGCCAGTCATATAGGCAGATAAAAGATAATCATTCATGTCAATTTGAGACATCAATTTCAGATTGCTTTTGTTGAAAAATCTTTTTATTTGTCTGAATCTTTTTTCTAAGTCATAACATCTCATTTTTCTTCCTCATCTTTATCAAAAAATTCTTCTATCGCAGCGATCCTTGTAAAATAATAGGCATTATCTCTTATCTTGCTGACAGCTTCTTTAATGTCCATATCTTGCGGATGAGTTACAAAAGATTGCCCATTTTTCAATATCTCTACGCGAATTGATCTTCCTTTGCCCAGGTAAATTGAGAGCTGCGCCGCTTTTTTAGGCTTGCTGACCATCCCTACACCTCCTGAAATACGTCGGAAAGTTTCATCGAAGTCGTTAAATATTTGATCCTGGCATTTTCCGTGCCGACTTCGATCACATTGCCTTTAAGCCGGAAATCCACCGCCACAAATTCATCATCTTTGCCCAGATTCTTCGCGTTCTGAAAATAAGAAGTGATACCGCAGCCCGGATTATACTTCTCTTTCAGCTCCTCAAACCTCTTTTTCGCCTCTTCCGGCGTATCAAACCTTACAATCACAGCAACACCTCCACATTTTTCATAAACTTCAAAAGTGCTTCCAACTGCTTGACGGTTGTAATGCTTACATTTTCAGTGATATAAAAACCGACACGTCTGTTGGTCAGCCAAAAGTGAGCCCCGAATTCGTTGTTCTGCAACGGAAACCAGAATTTGTCCGGCGTGTTGTTGCGGATCGGTTCGCGCCTTTTTGACATCTTTTTAAAAATCTCCTCAAATTTTGCCTTTGCCGCTTCCGGGCTTTTGTATTTCTTTTCCATAATTTTCTCCAATATAGTTCCGTTTATTCCCTGCAATTCCATTGCGGGGTTTCTATTGTTTCTTCGGTCTTACCTTGCTGTAAAAACACTTGATATCAACAAATTCCGCTTCTCCGACTTCAAGTGCCAGCTTTGCTGCCTCCTGCATCAGCAGCTCATAGGTGTGCGCCAGTTCAGCCGTCTTGAAAGACTTCCTTTTCGGCTTTTCCTCAGAGTCCTGCTTGATCATAAAAACGCTTCCCAACGCCCCGAAAGAAAACGGTTCGCCCTTCTCGAAAAAGAACATGAAGTTCTTCGCCGCGCTCTCCCGCATCTCGGGGCTTGCTTCAATACGCTCAGCTTTCCTGTTAATGATTTCCATCCCATCCTCCTCAAAAAATCTTCATCTGCATATCGTCCGCCGCCTTTTCGTTCAGAATCTTGTTCACGAAAGTTTCGGACATCTCAACATCGTTAGCTATCTCTTTCACGCTCTTGTGCGGATTTGCCAGGATATACTTCTTAATGATCTTTTTCTGCCAGCAGTTCGGAGTATAGATGTGAAGACCGCCTCTCAGCTTCGTCATCAGCCTGACCGCCACATCCACGCCGCAGCTTTCTGCAATCATCTTCATGTCTTTTGTCGGCATATCATCAACCGTCATGTTTTCATTCACGAATTTGAGAAAATCTTCCTTCATGTCCCCTCCGCAGGCACCTCAAGGAAGCCCGCCAACCTCTCTGTTCCGTCAATTCCGTGCGATTGAATCGCCGGATCACGGTCGGCAGGCAACCTTCAACCGTCTACAGAGCTGCAAAATCAAGCACGATCAGCTCCCACTCGCCGTTTTCCTTGCGTCTGCGGAAGTTGTAGTAAGGCTTCGAGCCTTCGATTGTCACCGAATCCTTTAACAGCTCCATCGCCTGTTCCCACTTGTTCATGTGAGTTTTCGCGTTCATCTTCATCTTGAGCAGCTTAAAAATGAACTCTCTGTTGATCTTTCCCTTTCTGTCAGTCTCAAACGCCTTGTTGACGATCGTCGCCAGAGCAGGGTTCGCGTCCGTGCTCCATGCAGCAACGCACTCATCAATAAGGTTCTTTGCAACATTGAGCTTCTCATCGAAACCGATCGTGTTCTGCACCTTCACGTCAACTCTCAGATCCTGCGAAAAATTGACGATGTTAGTGTTTCCCTTCCACTCCGTGCCGAATTTCTCGGCAACCGTCGAAAGGTACTCTTCGATCAGTGCAGTGATCTCAGCCTTCGTCTTTGCGATCTGCTCATTGAGCTTGACTGCCTTCGCACAGCAAGCCTCAACAACCTTGTCCCTCGCCTTGTCTTCCTTGGAAATGTTTTCAACGGCAGTGAGGTCACCCTTGTAGTCCTCCCAGTATTTTCTGCCGTTCATCTCAATGACTTTTGCCATTTCTCCTCTCCTACTTTTCGATAATTACAACACTTTTCTTCTCTGCGAGAACTCGCGCTCTGACATCTTTGAGCAGGTTCTCTTTTTTCAGTTCGATCTGCTCGGTCAGATCTACCGATTCCAGCTCGATCGAAACACCGTTGTCCGTTACTTCCGTGAAAACATCGACCTTGACATCCGTCTTCGGATAGCTTTCAAAAATCGGGATCGTGAGAATAAAGCTCTCCTGAATCGTCTGCTGACATTCGGCGACCAGACCTGCGTTGATGTTGCCTCTGCGGTCATTCTCATTTTTGAGCTGGATTTTGCGTGTCGCATTGAATCTTTCGATCGATTTGAGCAGGGTTGAATTATCCTGATCCTTGAAGTAGAGCCTGTTCTGTCTGACCAGTTTCGCAAAGCTTTCGAGTGAAAAGGAGGTCTCCGTGTTAATTCTGAATCTGCTCAGAGCCGATCCCTGAATCAGGCTTCCCTTGACCGTGATTCCGCTGTCGTACTGCTCGCGTGTCGTGAGCGTCGCCGTCCCTGCCGAATAGTTGATTTCAAGGTGCGCCTCCTGCTCCTCAAAGACTCTCTTTTTTGCGAAATCTACAACGGATTCAAGCGTTCCCGAATAGCAGACACCTTTCTTTGTTTCGATTTTCGGAAGTTCGCCCGTGCGCAGAAACATTACCTTCCCGCCGCTTGTAATGCTCTCTTTCGTCATCTCTTCCAGAGTTACCTGGATCATCTTTTCCCCTTCTTCACACATCTTGTCACCCCTAATTTGCAAGCCTGATTACATTTTCCTGCATCTCGTCCTGGCGCAGCTTTCTTGTCTGGACAATCTCGCGGTCAGCCGTGATGTACTCCATCTTTCCTTCGTCAAAGTTGGGAACAAGGTAAACCTCCTTGTTCTCTTCGCGGTAGCCTTTCGTGACTGCTGCCATGTCTTTTGCGATCTCGTTTTTGATCAGTTTGATTTCCTCGTTTTTCCTTGCAACCATCTGCTTTTTCTCTTCTTCCGCGAATGCGAGTTTCGCGCTGTTCTCAAAGTGAGAATCCTTCATTTTCGCGATCTCGTCATCAGTGTAGAAGACCTTGACCGGCATTTTGTCCTTCACCGCGGCATACATCGCCGGATCGAAATCGACAAACCTTCTTTCATTGCCTTTTTTCATCTTTCTCCTCCATTTTTTTGAGAATTACTATTACCTTTGACGCTTCCGCCCTCGTGAGCGTTTCCAGCGTCTTTCCGAATTTCTTGTCAATGAAGCTGTCCAGGGCGGCTCTCTTCGCCTCGCTTCCTTCAGCGCGTGAAACCCGTCCCCAGATAGCAACAATCGCGTAAACCTGCACCTTGGTCGGCTTCACTACCTTTGACTTCGTTGATTGCGCCGGATAATATCCGGCTTTTGCATCCGGCTTAACCCCGGCAGCCCTCATCATCTCCGAGATCAGCCTGTTTGCCTGTGAACAAGTCATCTCTTTCGAGCTCTCAACCCCGTATTTACCCAGAACCTGCCTGTAAAAATCATCATCCCAGCCGAGCCTGCCTTTCAGCGTGTGAATCTGCTTTATCTGCTCTTTCGTTACCGTTGACTTCGTCCGTTGCGCCGGATCGTATCCGGCATTTGCATCCCGTTTCGTCATTCCCGTCCTCCTACACAATCAGCATCTCGCTTGCGCCCTCGATGACAGCCTTGTCGATCTTGCACTCATTGAGCTGTGCTATCATTCCGGCTCTCGCTATGAGCTTCACAAGGCGGCGCGTATTGCCGTAACACTCTTTCTGAAACGCCTTTATCGCCGGATTTGAAACATCCTCGAAAACGCTTTCTACAAGCATTTCAGTATCTTCCGGTTTCAATGGTTCAAGTTTCGACGAAACTCCGACCCTCGAAAAAAGCTGAGCGTATTCGCCCTGTTTTCCCCTCAGGTTGTAGAGCAGTCTCGGCATTCCGACGAGCAGGATCCCGATGTTTGCCTTGTCGTGGATCCGTCTCAGCATCTCAAGTGCGCGGTAGGGCAGCTGCTCCGCCTCGTCGATGATGATGAGCCTTCCGGAATCCTTCAGCTTTTTCACGATTGCCTCAAGAAGCGCATGTACATTGCGGGCTTTCGTGTCGATACCGATCTTCTGGCAGATCTCCTGAAAAAGGATCTTTCCGTTGTAGCCGCAGTCCGCCTCAATCAGAATAACACCCTGATGCGCCGCCGCATACTGCTTCACAGCCCTTGTTTTTCCCAGACCGGCATCACCGTAGCAAAGCCCGATGTCGCAGCACAGATGCGCCATCTTTGCAACATCAAAGACCCTCATTGCAATCGAAGTCTTCTGAAACGGAATCTCGTTCGGCGCAATACTCGTCTTTTCTGTTTCGCGCTTCAGATAATCCTCGACCGCACGAACGATCTTGTCATTGTCGCCCGTGTAAACACCCTTTAACCACTGACTGAACGCAGCCGCAGAAATACCCAGCTCCTTCGCCACCGCATTTCCGCTCTTCTTCTTCCGCTTCATAAACGCCGCAACCTTTTGCATCGTCTCTTGGTTTCGTTCATTGCGTGCGGATTCCATCCGCACATTTGCATCCTTCTTTTCCATCCTTGTCCTCCAAAAATATTGCCGCTCCCTAAACACCTTAGACACCCTAAACACCCTAAATTCCCTAAGGTTCCTGCGGCTCGTCACTTCTTGTCGCTTTCAAAAAGAACCAGTTTCACCTTTTGGTTTCGTTCATTGCGTGCGGATTCCATCCGCACATTTGCATCATTCCCATCCTCAAATCTCGGCAGATCCCACGTTCCCTCTTTCTCCATTTTTTCCGCTTCCAGAACGACCTCGTCCATCTTGCTCCGTGCAAGTTCGATGATCTGCTGCTCTTCAAGCGTCGTATCACCGCCGTTCACAGCTTCGATTCCTTTGGCAAGGTATTCCACAAGCTGAGACGGACTCTCGTTGACCTTAACCTCGATATAACCTTTAATAATTTTCTGTTCTTTTCTCTTCCTCGCCATCTCGTCGGCAAGCTGCTGCTTCGAGGTCTCGCTGACAGCAAGAGCCGGAACAGCCCTGTGGATCTGAGCCTTGCCCATGAAATCATCCTTCTCGTCAAAAACCCACGCTTCCTCGTAATGGTCAAGGTCGCGCCTTAAATAAGCAAGGTCTCCTTTCCGTCCGATCATCCACTCAGCCCAGTAGGTGACACCTAATTTACTATCGGTAATGCCGTTGCGTCCGATCCTGACAGGAGAGCTCGTTCTCGTGCAGAAAAGCCTCAGAGCCTCCGGCGTGACCATCCGTTTCTGCGGCTTCTCCGAGTTCCACAGCTGCAGAGGCGAAATCCCGTTCAGATTCTTTCCCGCAGACGGAGCCTTGTTGATTCCGTCCTCAATGTATTTTGTGAAAATCTCTTTGAAATCGCTGAATTTCATGATCTTGCCCTGCGCGATCTCCTCTTTCAGCTTTTCCGGCCTCTCAACCACGTTTCCGCCCCTGTAACCCGGCATATTTTTTGAAAAATACTGCTTGTTAGTGTTGAATTTTCGCTCGATCGGCTTTGTCTGCGCATTGTATGGAATAGCGAAATGCGGCGTGATCCCGAGCAGGCTCAGCATCGTGTTCGCCTTTTTCTGCTCCGCATCGTCCAGTTTCACCTTCACAAACGATCTGCCGCCTGCAAAGTCTTTTGACCGGTAGTCCTTACCGTTGTCCAGGATGACCTCTTTCGGCAGCCCGTAACGCTCCGCAGCCCGCTTGAAACTAATGAAAATATGGTCACTGAAAGGAGCCTCGCAGTGGATATCGTAACCCACGAAAAGCCCGCTCTTGAAATCAGTCCACGCCGTGATCCACGGGAAGCACACCTTGCCGTTCCTCTCGTCGAAAACAGCCACATCGACCTGCGCATGGTCGCTCACCCAGACCTCGCCGCAGCGGATATCCGAATAATCGCGCTCAGCGTGACTTGCACAAGTCCGGTACCATTTTGAATGACCCTTGCGCGCCCGGATCTGCGCCTGTTCCGGCGTTTCTTTGTCCAGCCTCCGCAAGAAAGCACTCTCGCTCGGAATCGTCTCAGGATCGATCCCTTTTCCCGCAGCATAACCGACAGTGTACAGCCAGCACGAATGTGCACTCGGTCCGCCTTCCTTCATATACCGCGCACGGAAAAACTCATAAAGCTCGTCACTTACGCTTGTTTTTCCCGCCGACTTGCCCCATTTCGGGAGCAGACCCCGCAAACCGTCCTTCTTATAGTCCGCCCTTGCTCTCATTATCGAACGATAAGAAGTGCGGTTTTTCGGGTTATTATTATTCCATTCCGCAATCCTGTCTTTAAGCCTCTGACCGTTAAATGCCGAAAATCTTTGAAGCATCTCGATCTTTTCAGCCGCTTTCGCTCTCGCCCACGAAGGAGCATCCGTGAACTCCTCCGCATCGACCGATGCTTCGTCCATTGCGCTACCGCTGAGCTTCGTTTGTTGCGACCTCTGAGTTTCGTCCATTGCCGCCGAATTTGATTCGGCGATTTGCTTTTCTTCCGCGGCGTTTTCACCGGCATTCTCCGCGGCTTCAATTATTTTCTGCCACTTCCTCGG